TTATTGTCGATTTCGGACAGGTGCAAGTTTGTAATCTTTGTCGAGTATAGCATGACTAGCATTGCAATATATTATATCACCGAAGCTTGCGCTACGGGACAAGGCAATAAGCTCATGGTAGTCGTGTAAGGTGATTCGATATCTATCAAGAAAGTGACTGATAGGAACCTCATATACACTCTTTTCAATGGTGGTCAGCTCATTGATCAGATAGCTATCCAAAGATACGGGAACAACTCGAAAATCAGGCGGCGTGAGGGCGCGAATGAGGTCATGTTGTGGAGAGAATTTGTAGCACTGCATAAGGCTGCCTTGGAAGTTAAGTCCTCTCTCGCGGAGAGTCTGAGTTTTACGACCAGGCAAGTCAAGTTTGCAAGTGCCAGATGATCTCATAATGACCCCGAGGTTGAGCACACCAACGTATTTACCGTCGATTTTGGCGGGGGAGTGTTTAAGAAACTGCACGTCGGCTATAGTCTCACACCGTTCCAGTGTGATAATATAACCAGCCTCCTCAGCGGCCCTCATCATCTGAACAGGCGAAAAACAGTTATTATCCACGATAGACATGAATATAGTTAAATTCGCGAGATTGTTAATGAGGGTGGTGAGGGTGGATCCGGAGTATAATACAGGAGTGTTGGGTTCAAGTACTACACTTTGTCGCCTGCTACGGGTGACAATTTTGAGTGGCGCCTCACATTGCGCGATCAATCTACGGATCAGAGATCGATCATGGCCACGAGATATCATCTTCAACATATCGAAAGTGCTCTCAGTGTGAGAAGTGTCACACGAAGAAATATCGACGTTGTAGATATACCTGCGGCCATTATGCGTGACTCCAATACAGGAGTCGTCAGAGAAGAAAATGAACTGTGTGGATTGTTCATCAATAAGATTATGGAACGCTTCGGTTAATTTCTCAGGTCGAGGTGACCCGATGAAATAAGCTGTAGCGCCTTTATACTTAAATGGAACACTCTCCATAGCGTGCTTAAGTTTGCTGGTTACGATAGCACCAAGCAAAGAAGCAAGGACGGTCAAATCATTGACCATCCGTGGCTTCTTGCCAAACTTAGCCCATTCTTCTCGTTTTACGTTGCCTTTAACCATTTTCACCCATGAATAGTCTCCAACTCTATTCATATCAAGAATTTTCTTCCAAGCAGCTTGACGCGGTTTCTTCTTCATGTGGGGCTGAAGAACGAGCCATGTATTGGCTTCAATGATGTCGTATAAAACAGGCATATGAAATTGCAATTCAAAACCGTAATCAGTGAGAAACTTCTTGTGGGTGTAAACGAACCTATGAGAATTATCGATCAATTGATGATGGGTGTACCCACTAAAAGAGTTGGGTCGGGTATCAGTCAGTCGTCGAAGTGCGTATCTTAGGTTATGGTTGGTGGCACCGTAAATGCGGGCACCGGTGTGGAAAACGGGTCCAAAACGAGTTCGATAAAATTTGTCGTAATCTTCGATCTCGGGGGCAAAGATTACGTCGTTACCCGCAATCTGTACTCCAACTGTTGCCTTCAACAGTGTAAACCTACCATTATCCAGAAAAGGTTTTGCGTCGTAACACTCGCCAGTGGTTGTGAATCGATAAGGGCCAACAGCTGTCACACCATATGGCAGCTGGCCCTCTTCCTAGTAACTAGGAAGAGATGTGGTGGCTAATGTGACGTCGCGAAAGAGGGCGTCGCGTAGTTTATTTTGGTTCATAAAATAAATTATACTAGCTTCTTTACACCGCTCGGACTGCGCGTAATCGTCAAAAGGACGTTCATTACGGAGTAGAAAGTCACAAGTCTTAAATTGGTGAATGTCAGCGATAGATGATCTATACTCAGAGTCCAACTTCTGAACAAGGCTCATATCGATCTGACTTCGCGCACTGAATCGAAAACCACACAGCCGGACAGTGTCGATGGCGTCACCGACGTTAGTAATACCATCATCGAAGAAGATGGGCCTCCACAACAACCAGTGTTTCTGATGAGAAAAGATACTACCAAGAGGAGCTTGTGCATCGTAAGCAATATCATCACGATCATAAACTATGGTAGCCATGAAATAATCCGCGATAATCCTACGTATCGTTTTGACGTTATTTTGATCAAGCAGAAGAAGGGCTTGTTCAAAAGCGTTAAGATAGTTGCGATAATGCAGTATAAGCTGGTTATACTGTTGCCGACCCATATTATAGGGCGTAACTAAACGAACGAAAAACGCATTATACGAAGGACGCGCGACATTAAGAATCCACGTGGCGACGTTCCAACTGATTTGGTGGATGATATTGTGGAATAAAAACCACCAAGGCGGCTGCGCGTACATGTATCGGTGCCTAAAAGTGGCCAAGGTGCGCATGATGACGATTAGCGCGCTATCTCCAAGCCAAAATACGAAGTTAATTGGATAATGGGTGATATACAAACAATGAATAGTCATCGGTGACAAACAGATCAACTGGATTATGTATAATGCACAATCTAGAAGTCGGATGCATACCAAGATTGTGTAACAATAAATTTTGCTGACCAAGCAAATATAGTAATACACAACCTTGATGACATCAATCTGTCTATCAAATTCCTTGGTTAAGTTACCTTGACGAAAAAGGACGACATCTTTCAAGTCAGGTTTCTTGGGATCTTTAACCGCTATGGCTCCAGGGCCGGCTGCAACCACGGCGGGTGGTGGCACTATAGGAGCGCCAACAGGTGGGAGAGGACCAGTCTTCACCTTACTTTTACCACCGCCACCAGATGCAAAATTCTTTTGCCAACGTTTTTGGGCATCACGTTTATCCAAGACTGCAGCGTGATCGTCAGTGTTTGTCCATGAACCATTGTTACCATTGAGTTGAGACTCAACGATGTGGCAGCCAGTGATGTGGGGCAAAAGGAGGACGATGTAGTGACGAACGCACGCCCGCATAATGAAGGAGATTTCTCCGATTGATAAGAACAACTCAAGAGACAGGAAGATTCGGATGACGAGGTATGGTATAAAAAAACCAATGAAACACGGGATTGCTAGGAAAGCAACCGCGGCAGCAGCACGGATAACGTACACATATATCCGATTTAGTATATCGAAGGCGCGTAGAACCTTAGCAACATATTCTTCCTCATTGTCGTAACCCCCTTCAAATTGATACCGTCCATCAACAATCGTGGCAGCGTCAGGCGCCACGTCCACTATCACCAAACCAGATGCAAACAACCCAAACAACACGATGGACCTGACAACTTCATAAATCACCTTGAACGTGGACCAGACGAGCAAAGAGATGGAGATAAGAAAGTTGTAGAAATAAACCAATATGCTGATGAATATGAGTAATGTGCACGAGGTAACGATCGAATTGGTAATGTGACCAATATTGAAGGAGGAGCAATCGTTACAAGTGACGGGTTGTAGCAACAAGGCTGCTAGCATATATTTTACGACCTTGCCAGGTCGGTGCGCCACCCGTGTGGGTGGCGGTATGTGCAACTTGGTTGCACATAAAAGAACTAATCTACGACATAAAGATATATACACAGAAATAGAAGAGTGGAGGCAGCGTGACACTTCACTCGCAATTAAAAATTTGCTGGATTATTAGCAAAATTTCCACAAAACTGGATGTCCACATGAGTCGCGATATTGCCACTGACGATGGATGGCGTCAGCAAGGAGGAATAAGCAAAGGCGAGAGTTGGGCGGCCAGTAGCTGCGGAGTTACTCGTAATCGTGAGGTACGCTGTGAGAATGTTCTGTACGTAACCAAGCGTGCTGGAACCGGGGACGACACTGGCGCTAGAGACTTGGTTATAACTAGCCTTATAATTGGTGTCAGTAGGGTCAGTACGTGTCAAAAGCATCTGTGAAACCTGCACGGGTGAACTAGGTGACGCGTATGGGGTAGCAGCGACTAGGTTCATATTGGTGGGCTCAAGGGCCAACGATATGTTGGGTGTAGCTACGGACGTGAAGCATATCATCGTGTTCATTATCGTGACTTTATACACGTCACCCACTCGACCGGAGAAGAAATTCAACAAACTTGCAGGAACTCCACCAATTGTGAGTGCGGTTACCGCCTGGAACAAGATGTTGGAACCGGTGGAATCGGTGAGCTTGAGATTACCACGTGCAACAGGTGGATAGATACCGTCCGATGTTACAGATGTTGGTGCCAGGGCCAAGGGTGCAGGGTAGAACGAAGCGGCCACGGGAGCGGAAGATGAATAGCGAGCATAACCACTAGCAAGGCTGTTTAAAATAGGCACACTAAGGCGAACGTCATACGTCATCCAAATCTCACCTATATTGTCTCCTGGAGCGTAGGCGCTAGACAATGCAGTCGCAATATGCATTTTACACATATACACAAAGTTAGGGTCTGCTTTAGATGTGGAGTTCTGGACGAAGTATTTATTCAGTGTCTGACCCTTGCACTCAAACCCGTAGTAGATGTCCTTATCAGGGCGGGCGGATACACCGTTGGCAGAATTGAGAATCTGAGGCATGCTGGTGGGATCAGAGGCGGTGACATCTTCCTGACGGGTAATTGCGTACTCACCCATAGATGGCGACGATGAGTAATTGGTCGACAAAGAACGAACGCTGCAGACCAACCCGAGAAACTCGTATTCCTCAAAATTTTGGGCAATGTCTGAGAGGTAAGGGAAGGCAGCAGGATCACCCGGATTGATGAAGAACGTTTGGACGTTAAACTCAGTGGGCTGGTTTGGAACGACTAAATAACCTATCATTTCGCGGTACTGCATCCTAATTGTGCCATTCTCCTCGAAACCTCCAGTCTTATGCTTAAACTCGGGTGGCCTTTGGTAGTTTTGCTCACGGAAGAGTGAATTCGTCTGAACGGGGTCACTGACAATGTAATCACCACTGCCCGTTAACACTCTGTTCATGTGTTTAGCAGCGAACGCACCTGCAGCGGTGCCAGCAGCGGGATTACCAGCAAGAGCTCCGAGATATCCACCACCAGCCATGGCAAGTTCCCTAATCGCTTGGCGCACGACACCTTTAGCTCGGTCTTGAGTGTCTTTGGAGACGTGTTTACCAGCTTGTCTAGTTACAGACCGAACGGTGTTGGCGATGTCAGCCATAGTCTTAGACATACCAGTTCTCTTCTTCTTTTTACCTCCACCTACTCCTCCAGCGTGAAAATGTAGAACCATTGAGTCACAATCAGGAATGGCACTATGAATGTCTGGTGCGTCGCTAAGGAATTTATACACAGCCATAGGAGAATCAATCGTAAAATGGCCGATGGGTGGGTTGATACACCCCACACGTTTCCAGATCGCTTCGACAGTCTGAAGTGGAGTCAAGGAGGGCTCAACGTACATTACGACATCTGTTATGGCTATACCCCGAACGATGAGGCAAACACCGACGAATTCGCATTCGTCATCACTAGGACAAAAGACCTCCCCCTCTGAGATCTCCACGCCGGCACGCATTACCTCGTCAGTCCAAAGGGATTGTTGCCAAGACGGGTGCAGACGGGCTTCAGGCGCCTGCATGCCACCTTGCACGACGGGCTGTAAGCGCACACGGATGTGTTGCATCTTGTAAGCGAGCCAGGAAACCTCGGTCTCATGGAGGGCCTCGAGGAAATTTGAGTAACTTTCGAGGTTCTTATCGCCGCCACTCCTTTTCTTGACGGTCAATCGGAAGTTATACTGATTCTCGGGGAGCACTCCGTCCATTCGGCTACGAAGATCGGCAGCACCAGCAGTAAGAGGAAACATAATGTTGGAAAGCGATGGTACGCCTTCAACACTGACCAAGACGTTGTTCAAGGGCTTACGTCTCTCCTTACGTCGCTCACGAGATGCGTTACCACCAAGGGAAGCTTTTCCATAAGGGATAGGATTAGTCTCAAGAACGAGGTGAGCAACGGGCAAGTCAGGTCCAGCGGAGGAAATGCGAGCCTGGGGATCGTACTCCCTGACTATGGCCGCAGACTCAATTGCGAAAGTGTTTCCGCGATTCTCCTTCTTCACCCAATTAGTGCTATCCTCATTAGGCACCATGGTGAACCCAGTGTTCTTGTTCGCATTACCCTCTATACGAAGATGAGCGAAGTGATGTTTGTACCACTGGATGAACTTGTCAAACTCGAGCTCGTCGGTGATGAGCCGCGGGAGGTTGTCGTAAGCATCACGGACGTACGATTTCTCGTAACGTCCAAGGAAGGACGCTCTTCTTCCTTTTGAAACACGGGTCATGGTGCTCGTCTTTGAATCAAGCGTTGTGGAACCTTTTGGGTTATAGCTTGGGTTAGGCGGCAACACACGGTCGCGTTTAGCGGGCAGTGAGCGGCTCCGACGGTTGTCAACCGACGAAGACTTGTCGACGTGCCTCCCTACGGAGGTCGAACGTCGACCATTAGCTTTGCGATGCACACTAGGTGCATCAAGGTCGCGCGTGGCATGAAAGCCGGGTGTAGCAATTTTAGTACGATTAGCCATGGCGAGTAACAAAGATGCCCCAACGAGGGAGCTTGCTGTTTTACAGCTTACAGAACTGACTTTTC